TGTTAGCGGTGGCATTTCCTCCAGTATTAGCAAGGAATCGTGTTCCAAATGTCATGCCTGCACCTTGTTGTTCAATTTGCACAAGCTCATCATTAAGGATCATAGCTGCTTCTGAGTCAGCAAGCTGCGACTTTTCTTGTTGCCCCTCCGCGCGAAGGTAATCAGAATAAACTCCGTGTGCTATGTAATCAAACCACTCGGAGGGAACCAATGGCTGCATGCCAGTAGTTTCGCCATAAGCATCACTTAAAACTTTTTTGTAAGTAACAAATACTGATGCCGGACTTGCACTGGTAATCAATTTGGCTCCACCTGAATCAATATAAAAATTGTAATCTTGTGGACTTGGAGTTGTATATGGCGCAACAGCTTGGATTTTTAAAAATGTTCCGATAGTATCAAGAACTCCTTCAGTGTATGGAACTGTTTTGGTTGTAACGGCACGGGCTTGCCCAACTGTAATAAATCTTGGCCAGTTATTCGATGCACGGTATGCCCGTTTGGCACGTCTATTTACCAATGCGTTAATGCGCGGTAATTCCATAGTCGCAAACTCAACACCACAAAGCGATTTAATTTGATCTAGCAGTTCAGTGTAAGTTTTAGTTGTCATCGCAAATTATTATGTATATGTTTTTTATTTTGTCAAATCTCACGCATTGTAGAAATCTTGTTACTCGCCATAGTTGGCTCATGCTTTTGGAAGTCTTTGATAAACTCCCTGTCGTTCCAACATTCAACGCCGTATTTTTGTGCCATTTGAAGATATTCACGCTGGGGAATCTCGGCTAGGTGGGTCATTTTAGCACCTTTACGCCTGCCTCGTTCGCGGTAATCTTTGGCGATTTTAGCCGCTTCAATTTCACGCTGTCTTGTAATATCTTTCTTTAGTTGCTCACCCGTAATAATCTCACGGATAAGAGCGTGTGTCATTGCTTCTTCGCTAGGTTGAAGGATCATGGTTTGTAGAAAATGGTATAGGCAGCGAGAGGGATAGAACCTCCCGCCACCTAAGGGGTTTTTAGAAGTTGCCTGGATCAATCACGCCCACAACAACAACCACTTTACCAGCGGTCAAGCTGGCGACAGTGCCGTTCCACTCAGCCAGAATTGGCGTAGCGGTAGCGGAAATGCCAACAGGCTTCCAACCAGCGAGGTAGGTGCTGTTACCAGCAACCTGAACGCAAGCATCACCAGTGTTGCAAGCAGGAGTGCCAGCATCAGCATCCCATGCGTCGATGAACTCATCTGGGTCGCCAGCAGTCGTGCCAACGTCCAGCGTGATGTCCGAAGCACCGACAAGTGCTACTTCTTCATAAGCATAGGCAAATGCGACAGCACCGCCAGCAGGGATAACCCCGATGGTTTTTTGGTTTGCGCTGGTTGCGTTTGCTTGGATTCCAGTGAAGTCAGCAACATACACGTAGGTGCGGATAGCTGATTCGTTATTAACAAGTTGAGATGCACTCATAGTATTATTTATTATTTGTTATTGGTTTAATTAGTATGCGACTTTACCGTGTGCTTGTGGGGATTTGCAAACAAGCGTAAGTGCAGTTTTAACGAAGCCACGCTCACCTGCGCCTTGGTTCTCAAGAGCAACAGATTCAAGTGGAAGCAACGTGCCAATTCCAAGATACTTAGGATCAAGGATATAACCAATGTTGGTGGTAGCGGTTGGCATACAAGCAGGGTTGCCGTTGACCAGTTTGATAACACCGAAGTCGGTATCAAACAGCGATACGCTAAGGGTGATCTTACGGGAAGTTGCATCCTCGTTGACGTTGTATGAAGTAGCAGTGGTAACACCTTCAGCACGGGTGAAGTTAGCGATAACTTTACGGAGTGACACGTTGGCAACCATCGTCAAGTTACCCGTTTCACCAGTCTCAGCAAAGATGCTGCCAAGAATGTCGTTAAGGGTAGCTTCGGTGAGCGTTGCAGTTTTGATCGAACCAGCAGGGGTGCGATAAGAAGCAGGCACATCGGCAGGGCCAGCGGAATCAATCCAGTCACCAAGACCACGGAGCTTGTATGGATTGATACCATCTTCAGCTTGGCGGTCGTTTGCGGAAGCAACTGCGAACTCGATGTCGCGTTTGATTTCGCGAAGGGCTTTAGCTTTTGCTTGGGCAACGTCTGCTGGTCCAACGCTTGCGACTGCGTTTTGCAAGTCGGAAACAAGATAGTCCTTGCGGAAGATTTGCGTGTAGTTGCCAAGGCGAGCGCGGTTAGCAAACTTGTTGCTGAAAGCGGTTACATCGGAAGTTTCGTTGATACCATTGGCGGAAGGTGCGTCAAGACCGTCAACAACCCATTCGTGAAGAACGCCACTTGCTTTTGCTTTTGAGCAAAGAGAAGTGATAGGGGTTTGTTCTGGCTCAAGCATGGTGAGCATCGAAGAAAGATCTTCGCGGTTACCTTTGTTTGATCCGACGGAGGAACTCGTGCTAGGCACGGTTGGTTGATAAGTAGTTGAAATAGGCATAATTTTAGGTGTTTAGAATTTTAACTTCATTTATATTTTTGAGCAGCAACCCAATCTTCAGCAGAACCGCTTTGCTCAAACCGCTTCATTGCTTCGGCGTATTTACCTGTTTGTCCCTGCCCTTGCCGTGACGCTCCAGCTCCAACAGGGGAAGCGGGTGGTTTCACCTTCAACTTCTGTCCTGCGCCTTGCGTTACTTTCTTTGCAGTTCCAAACTTCGACCGTGCGGCGTGAGCTAGGATGTATTCTATTTGAACCCCAAGTTCGGGTTGGCTTTCTTTAAGCTGCTTTACCAATGGGTCGTTCACAAGTTGACTGTATGCCTTGCCAATTTCCGATTCCTCGTCATTGATCTCTGGCACTTCGGCTTTCGCTGCTTCCTGCCATTGATAGTTAGCTGTTTTATAGCTTTCCAACTTTTGCAAGTGTGCTGCTTGGGCGGGTAGATATTTAGCTATCGCGTCCCTAGCATTGCGATTTGCCAGCTTAATTTGTTTCTTGGTGAACTGTTGATCGCCAACTTCGATGATGTCATCTAGGTTGTAATCCTCATATTCCTCAAGTAACCTATCCGTAGTTTCCAAAGTTCCTTCAAAGGCATCATACTTGGCTGAAATTTCTTCAGCGGTATTAAGTTCTCCAAATGGATTTTGTTCTTTCGGGATAGCTTTTACCTGTGGCTTTGATCCGTTTTGCTCTAGCTGGGCTTGCAATGCTTTCTTCTGTGCGGTCAGTTCCCCGATACGCTCAAGAAGACGGCTCTTGCCTTTCTTCGCTAGTGCTTGGATCTGCTCTGGTTCAAGACTAAGCAGGTCGATTTCGTCAGTTGCTTCAGCTTCTTCTTCATCTTCAGTTACTTCCTCGGCTTCTTCCAGTTCATTAGTTTCTTCAAACTCTTGTTCCGGTTCTTCCTCAGAAACTTCTTCCGTTTCAATCTCGGCTTCTGCTTCTTGTATGTTACCCTCGGTAAGCTGCCTAATTAGGGCATCTGAACTAAGGTTGTCTGATACACTGGAATTATCCTCCCCAGCGGCGGAGTCTTGGTTTGCTTTCATGTTTTTTACACCAGTTTGCGCCTTGGCGATGGCGATGCAGAAACATAAGCAGATTACTAATGATTAGTCAAGCACTAATGATTAGTGAAACACTAATGTAAAACGAGCGTTTTATGAATAGACAAAACAAAGGGGCTGACCAGTTAGAAACCGATCAACCCCTTTGCCCAAACCACAAACAGAAAAGACACTAACTATTTGCAAAGAAAAGATACATCATTGCTTATTCAAGTCAAGCATGCCGAGTAATTCATCTGTAGTAGCAATGGAACCAGCGATCTTCATTACATCATCAGACGTTGCCGCTTGCCGCATATCACCGAAAAAGCGTTCACGCTCATCACGGATATACTGAAGAATTACTTTGTATTCATCGCGGTCACTCAATGCGAGAACCGATTGTTCTAGGGTAGGTCTTGGAATCATTAGTCTTTTAGTATGGATTGGTTAAATGCTTCAAATAGATTAGGCATAATTACTCTCCCATGTTCTGGGTTGATACCCCGCCTACGTTAGCCTCACCAGTCCCGATTCTGCCAGTGACGGCATTTTGAGCCTGTTGCATCATAAATTGATACTGTGAAGCGTATTTCTGGATACGTGCGGCAAACGTCTCGTCTTGTTGTAAGCGTTGGGAAATGTCTGGTTGTTGCGCGTATGATTGGACAAGCTGCATTGCAAAGTCTGCACCGTTTGGACGTGCTGGCATTTCGATGCCTGCGTAGATTTTAGCAAGGTCGTCCGATACATCTTTAAGCATCTTGTCTTGTGCTTCTTCAGCAGGTTGTAACACGTAGTCGGCAATAAATGGATTGATCTGTGCAGCCAGTAGCTCAAGCAGTTTGTCCACGTTGATGCGTCCGTTGCGGTCAATCTGCATTAGGGTAGCAATGTTCTTCATCTGCGTCTCTACCGTCTCAGGGTCAGTCTCGCGGGTGTCAAACGATACGATAATGGAGAAGTTGTCATCGGCATCACCTTTAGACATCACTTGCGGGTCAGGGCTACCTGTAACTTGGAAGAACACTTCATCTGGCCCCATGCGTTGAAACAGTTTAAAGGCAAGCGCAAGAATATCCTTAACGTGGTCAAGGAACTTGTTCACCACGAATTGCTGGCGAAGTGCTGAAAGCGGGTTATCAAGATCAAGCCCAACTGCTTTGTCAGCTTGGGAAATCATTTGTGATTCGATACGCTCGCTGCCAGGATCAAATGGCGGAATAGGCCCGTAAGCGATTTCACCTAAGCGGCGATAAGGCAAGCGTCTGCCAGGCCCCCACTCTTTAGGCGGTTGCCCTGCTGGATGAAACAATGGTGGCAAGGTAGCCATGCTTGTTCTGTCGATACGGCTATCACGCTCGGTTTTGATCTGCCATTGCGGGCCACGTAGAATGTCAGCAAACGAAGTGGTTTCATACATCCGTTTCTGGTTGTCGTTCAAGCGGGTAACGATAAACGGGTAATCATCGTAGCCGTTAAGCAGTTCGTTCTTCGCG